GACTTGCGGTACTCCTCGATGTACACGCGCTCTGCCTTCGCCTTTGCAAACTTCTTTCCGTTGGTCAAGATGTAATCAACGGCCTTGTGTGGGTCTCTCTCTTCGCTCATGCTTCACTCCTGTGGTGGACGCTTGCACATCCAATAAAACCAAATCAAAAAAATCATGGACAGCCAGCACAATGCGCCAGTCAATGCCAACACCAAAAAAATAATATTCCAAAAGTCACTCATGGCTAATCCAATTCTGACGTTCGATCATCATTGCGTTGGCAACTCGATATGCAATTTCAGCAACGTGTTCATTGCTGTAATCGCCAACAAGTTCTGCGGTAAGCAAACCCTGCACAACAAACATTGCGAACACATCAATCAGTTCTGGTTCTTGTTTCATTCGATCTCCTCGATCTTGATTTTCAACATCCCGCCAAGGTCGGGTGCCCAATAGATTCGCAAGTCAACGATCTGTGAGTCGTCCTCGTATACGCCTGCGTGTGCCAGCCCATCTAGCGTGGCCTTCAACAGGTTGTCAAGGTCGCGGCGGCGCTTGTCTGGCCTCCATGCCTCAATGACCATACGCAATGGCCCCTTGAAGTGCCTAACCTGTTTTTGCAATGTCATCTGGTCGCCCACCAATTCGCGGTACTCACGCCCTCTGGCGCTGATGATCATGCGACCATCGAAGTTGCGCCAGTAAGTGTTGACCGATGGAGGCCAAGGCAACGTGATCTCAATCATTCTTTGGCCTCATGCGATTGCGAATTTTCTCAGCCAAATCTGAACCATCAGGTTCGCTTGACTCTTCGCATAACCTAGCGCACTCTTCGCGCTCGATTGCAATTGCTTGCTTAGTGGTTTGAATTGCGATTGCCATGATCTCGGCTTTGGCCTCAGTCAGTGCGGCATCAAACTCTGTTTGCGTGAATAGTTTCATCGCACCAGAGTTGCCAAGTAGTTGCCTTGCTAAAGGGCTGAGTTCAGCATCTTGCTTAGTCATTTCCATTCTCCTGTGTTACCTCGATTACCTTTAGACCATTGGTCTCTAACATCTTTTTCAAGATTTGATTCGGGGTGAATTTCGTTCCACCCTTTGTGCCAGCGCCCAGTGTGGTCACTGTAGCCACGGAGCCAACGATATGCACCATCCCGATCTTTAAGGCGCATCCTGATGACTTCTCGAACGAGACAACGGTACATATGCTCACGCTCTCTTGTGGCTTCTTCGTCACTCAAAACCTCCCTCCGTTATCAAATGACATGGGGACGCTGTCTGCGTACTCCATGAACTGCTGGCTGTCTTTGTGATACCAAAACGAATACCAGTCTTCAGCTTCGCCGTTGCGTTGCTTCTCGCACATGACCATTGCGTCTGGAATCAAATTGTCCACTGGCCCAGTCTGTGCATCGTGTTCTTTTTTCTTGTTGCGCCACACCAGCAATACATTGTCCACTTGATCGCTAATTGATCCACTGCCTTTGAGGTCAGACTTGCTTGGCTTGACCTCTTCGTTTGCGAGCTTGCGAATGTGATGCACAAGATGGATGTGAATGTTGTGGTCACGCGCCAGCGCAGTCAATTCATCAACAAAATACTTCTGCGCGTTGTAGTCGTCTTCACCTGATACGCACTTCATCAACGAGTCAATAAAAACGTGTTGCACTCCCAACTCCATCGCGCTGTAACGGGCCACCGCAATCACCTGCTGGCTGGTCACCGTGCCCTGCTGGTCATATAGCCACAGCTTGTTGTAGTTGTAAATCTGAAATCGATCCAGCAATTCTTTAATGTACTTTTCCTTGTTGACGTAACGTGGTGCGTCAATGTTCTCGCCTGCAAACTGTCGGAGCATTCGGTACAAGGTGCGCTTTGGTTTCATCTCAAACGAAGCAATCATCACCTTCTGGTCTTGCTTGATCAGTCCCATCGCAATCATGCCTGTGATCATGCTCTTGCCGCCGCCGTTGCCGCCAGCGTATACGGTCACCTCGCCTGCGCGGAACTGAAAACCGTCGTGTGTCTTTTTCCAAGGCATCGTCTGTGATACCTGTGTCTCTGGGGAAATCAAGTCAACTCGCATCTCCTCAATGAAACCCTCTGCATCGCGCACCTTCTGTGCAACGTCATTCGCTTTGAGGTACTTCTCAAAGTCCACTTGATCTGGTTTGACGATGCGGATTTTCCGCGCCTCGTCGAGTTCTTTTGCTCGCTGTTGAATGTTAGACATTTGCATATTGGATTACCTCTTCAATTCGCTGTTGTGCCGTTTCCAAACGGGCCAAATCTTCTTCGCTTAACTTCTTGCCGCGCCTCATGTCGTAAGCCGCAATCATCACGACCAGACACTCAAACGATGCAATTCGCAGTAGATCGCTTGCGTAGAATGCAGGCTTCAGTGGCTTTGTCACTTGGGTGTGATCCAGCCGCTCGTCACGCTCTGGGAATAGGTCAGTCATGTCCATGCCTACCGCGCCCAACACGGTGTGAACATCACAGCCCCCAAAGCAATGCACCAGCACCCGACCGTCGTCCGCTTCTCGCACTGACAACGATGGCGACTTGTCCTCGTGTGCAGGACAGCAGGCCGTCCATGTACCGTTGCGCCCCTTAACCTTCGACAGGCGCTGAACAAACCTTTCGGCTGGGGTCATTCTTCACCCCCAGAAACAACTTCAGCAACGCTTGCCAATGAAATTGAATCATGGAATTGACGTAGTTGTAGGCAAAACTGTTCGCGCTCGTGAGCAATTACCAAATTGGCAAAATGCACAATTTGACTTTTGACAAGGTCATCAACTTGCTTATGCTTTCCAACTTTATGGAATGGTTCATTGATCAATTCAGACTGAATTGCAAATAATTCCAAACGCTCTTCTTTGGTCATATCACTCTCCGACTTGTTGCTTGTTGTTCGCCTGCGTCGTCTTCCCAACGGCGCTGGTTGATGTACGTCAGCGGCGCAGGGTCAAAGCCAGAAGTCCACTGCTCGGTCACTTTCAACTTCTTGACGTTGGCGATGATGACATCAGCAACCATGTCGAGGTCGTGCTTGGCCCACTTCTTCTCGCATTCAGCGCGGGCAACCTTCCTCTTGGACGAAGGCCACACAGACCAAAAGTCGTTGAATCGTGTTGGTGTTGATGCCACCGACGATATATTCTTATTCTTATTCTTATTCTTCTTAGGGTTTGTGTTCGGTTCCGTTTCGGTTACCGATTCGGTTTTCTTCGGCCTGCCGCCTCGCTTCCCAAGGGATCGATTATTTTCGACTTGATGTTGGTATTTTGCGATTTCAGCATCACAACGACTGTTGCGATACCCGTCAACACCCTTTTCAAAAAACTCCCCCAAAACCGATTCGGTAACATCCAAATCAAGCCTGATTTTGCGAGCAACCGATTGGGTATCAAGTGGGATTGGCTTCTCGCTCATGTAGTACAAATCGAGCAGGCGGCGGTATGCCAAGTCTTCCGCATCACCAAGGTAAGTGGTGTGCGTGATGTAGTCTCCAATGTGAAATTTGAACCACAGCATCAAACAATCCTTCCAAATAAATCGGGCCGCAAATCCTGCCGCCGCACCTTGCCTTGGGTATGCCGCTCGATGGAGTGTGCAAGTTCGGGGCTGGGCACTTCGCGACCACTGGTGAGCAGGCTCATCCATGTCTTGCTGATGCCAACTTTCCGCGCCAACTCTACCTTCGCGCCTCGTGGTTTATCTCTAAAAAACTCTTCCAATGTCATCAATGACCTCCTTTGTTGTGTAAGTGGATCATACACCAAAAAAATTTATATGCAAGGGGGTTGTATGTCCAACTTAAACGTGCTACAGTTCAGCCATTGACAGCGAAGGAGTTTGTATGCATAGCGAAGACGAGTACAACCAAGCGATGCTGGAGAGGCAACAGATGCTTGAGGAGGCCGTTGAAAGGGCCGAGGCAGGCGTTGCAACGGCGGACGACTGGGACATCATCCGATTTGAATGTCGGGTGCCCAGAAGGCCAATAGTGACTTTAGAAACAGTAACCTTAACTAGGAGCGAATGATGGCTTTAATAGCGAAAGAAAGTGGCGGCGGAACCTTTACCCCTGTACCACCGGGGATGTATCTGGCGCGGTGCTACCGCATCGTTGACCTCGGCACACAGAAGAGCGAATACCTCGGACAGGTCAAAAACCTGCCAAAGGTCATGTTGCAATTCGAGGTGCATGGCGAGGACGACGCTGGCAAACCTCTGGTCACAGCCAAGGGCGAGCCGATGTCAATCAGCAAGAACTTCACCCTATCGTTGGCAGAGAAGGCAACCCTTCGCAAAGACCTGCAAACGTGGCGCGGTCGTGAGTTCACACCAGAAGAGTTGCGCGGGTTCAGCATCGATAACGTGCTTGGCGCGTGGGCCATGATTGCCATCACCAAAGCGATGGGCAACAACGGCAAGGAGTACACCAACATTGCCAACATCAACTCGGTGCCCAAGGCAATGAAGGCCAACCTGCCAGAAGGCCACAACAAGTGCGCGGCGTTCTATATCGAGAATCCTGACATGGACTTGTTTGAAACCTTCAGCGACAACTTGCGGGCCAAGATTGAGCAGTCACCAGAGTGGCAAGACCGCAAAGGTGGAAGTTCTCAGGCCAAGAAGCCAGCCGCTGGTTCTGGGTTTGACGACATGGACGACGACATCCCTTTTTGAGGTGACGTATGGATTACTTGCTCACGCTTATTAGTCAAAACAGCGACCAGTTCAGCGACGAGTTCGCTGAGTGGTTGCCTGCCAACGAACACGTTTGGAAGGCTTTTGTTGATGAAGCCATGAAGGTACGCGCTCGCGGCAGGACTCACTATTCCAGTTACACCATCGTTGAATTTCTGAGGCACTACTCAGCGATCCAAGAGGCTGGTGGAGAGTGGAAGATCAACAACAACCATAGGCCATACCTGCCTCGGCTGTTTGACCTTGTCTACCCACACATGGCGGGAATGTTTGAGTACCGCACTGTAACCAAACCCTTACGCAACCAACACTGAAAGAACACGGCAATGTTTATATCAAAAGTGGAAAAGCTAAAGCTCATCGCGGGCATGATTGATTTGACGGCAACCATCCAGAAACTGGACAGCGAAGTCATCTTTTTGAAGGCCAAGATCAAAACGCTTGAAGGCAAAAAACCAGCCAAGAAGCCAATGAGTGAAGCGCAACGCGCCAAGCAACGCGAGTATGCAAAACGCTACAAAGCAAAAAAACAACTGGAGAAGAAAAATGCTACAAGCATCAGCACCACGAGCATCTGAGTCAAATCACTGGTACACCCGCGATGGTGTGCCTCAATACACTGTCGAGGCCAAGAAAGGCGGACAACGCGCTACAACCCTGCGCGATGCCCGTACAATGAATCTTGTACCGTCAGTGACTACCGTTTTAAACGTCGCCGCGAAACCAGCCTTATTGGCTTGGATGCAACAGCAAGTGTTGTATGCGGCGTTAACGCTTCCACGCCGCCCAGACGAACCTGAGAAGGAATATATAGATCGAATCATCAATGATTCCAAAGAGCAGGGACGATCTGCGGCGGACGCTGGAACTGACATCCACGCATCTATTCAAGGGTTCTATGAAGGACAATCAACAGGCAAGCACACCGAAATGGTTGCCGCCTGCACTCAAGCCATCGACAACTGGGCTGGCCCCCGCACATGGATCAGCGAACGCGCCTTCGCCCATGAAGCAGGATTTGGCGGCAAATGCGACCTCTATTGTCCAGAGGACGGCGGCTTTGTGGCTGACATCAAAACCAAGGAATTCACAGACCCAGACAAGGTCGGTGGCTACGATGAGCATTTGATGCAGTTGGCGGCGTACCGTGTGGGCCTTGGCATCCCCACCGCTCGTTGCGCGAACATCTTTGTCTCGCGTAATGTGCCGGGGCTGGTGGTCGTCAAAGAATGGCCTCTGGAGCAACTCGACACTGGCTGGGCCATGTTCATGCACCTGCTGTCATTCTGGCAACTCAAGAACGACCACAAGTAATCATGGAACAAATTCAAGCATTCAAAACAAGTGATGGCAAACTGTTTGACGAGCCATTGCAGGCAGAGCGCCACGAGCTTTTTTTGAAAAAGCAAATGATTGTTGACGAGTTTTTGGATGGCGATCTCAATCCCTACCAATCAATCGCTCAACGATCAATTGCCCGCTCTACTATCATCAACTGGGAACTTTGGAAAATCAAAAATGCATCTAAGTGAAGAAACAATCAAACAAATTTTTTTCTATTGCGACGAAAAACTGCCAGACGCAATCTACGCTGACGAAGTGGACATCATCCAGTTTGCTCATAAGATTGCGGCATATGTTGCGCCCGTTATCGCAATGAAGGAGCATCAGAGATGCGTACAAATCGTGAACGATATGAACCGCGAAGTGGCGAAGTCGCTGGACAATCAGAAGCCGAAATTCTGAACGCCTTGCAAGAGGCTTACGATCAAGGGTTTGAGGACGGCATAGAAGAGGCCAGAGAGCAGTTCATGCAGACTCAACTCTTGATCTTCCACACAGGCGGATCAGCATAAAAAAAGCCCCCAGTGATGGGGGCCAAGAGGAACAACGGCAACTGCTCCTGCTATTGATTATCACGCCTTTGTTTGGCTTTTTCTCGTGATGCATTCCAAAGTTGCATTGCGCCAAGGGCGGTGGTTCCAGCAAGGCCAGCGCCCTTGATCTTTGCGGTCTTAGCCCCAACAGCGGGCATAGCCGCCGCAGTACCAGCGCCGATCTGTGCGGTGGCCTCTGCGGCCTTTGCGAGCGCCGCCATGAGCGGAGGACTGCGGTCACCCTCGTCGTAGCGTTTTTGCAAATCAGCCAGCGATAGGTTCGACAAAGTGTTGATGCCCTTTGCGGCCTCGTATCCACCCAGCGCACCTAACCCGCCTTTGACAATCGTGCTTCCCTTGCCAATCTTCACGCCTGCGTTTTGCAGTATGCGGCCTGTGGTGCTTGGAGCATTCTTTGCCGCCGCACGGGCTTCGTTCAAGTCTTGCTCTGCCGCCCATGCTTTATCTGCCGCAGTCTCTGCCGCATTCTGGGCGCGAGTGACACCAGAGGTCTTGGCCCGTTGCGCTTGATTGAGTGCAGTCTGAGCTTGGCTGTGTTGCTGGGCCGCAAGTGCGCGTTCGTTCTTGAGGCGCGTCATCTCTTCTTGCTGGGCCAGACGCTCTTGAGCGGCTTTGTCTTCTGCCATCTTTTGCTGAAGTTCTGCCTGCTGTTGTTTTTCACCAGCAAGGTCTGGACTGACTTTGATGCCGCTTGGCGTTGATCCACTGATCCCCTCAGTAAGAGCGTTGGCCTTCTTGAGGTCAACAATGCCTTGGTCTTGAAGGGCTTGCAGAACTTGCTGTTGATCTGCGGCGTTTCGAGCGACTTGAGAGGTACGCTCGTTGAATGTTGTCATTCGGGCGCGTCCAGTCACATCATCCACAGTGTTGCCTTGAAAGGCTCGCTCGTGCTGATCTGCCGTAGGTATATTGGGATCGGTGATGATCGATGGGCCAGAAGGGGTCGCGGAGGCCAAAGAACCAGCCGCTGGGGCGCTTGGAGCCGCAGGTGCAGGGGCAGGTGCCACCTTGGCCTTTTGAGCGTTTACAGCCGCCTGTAGTTCCTGCTCTGCTTGCTGTAGCAAAAACTGAGATCGGTTGTACTCAGCCTGTAGCGTTGCAAGGTCAGTCCCGCCAGCGATAGGCATGGCGCTGTTGACGCGAGCATTGAGTCGATCTTCAGCGATGTCAGCACGGCGTTGGGCTTTCTTTGCAGTCTCTTCTGCCGCTGACAAATCAGGAGGAGGCTTGGCGGTCTCTAG